TGAGTCTTGAGTTGCTGTTGCATTTTGTATATGTAAATAAGTTGCTGCGCCAATTCCCTGGAAAACCACAAATTTACTTTCATTTGTATCGTATGTGCTTGCAGTAATATCATTTGTTCCGCCTGCTGTACCTACATAAATCCGCGCTGTAGCTGATTGTGGGTCATAGGTTTTAACTCTAAACATATACCACTTTGCTGAATCTGTTGTATATGCCCTGTATGCATACCCGGCCGCAGCGCCAGGATTAGTATTTGTTAGTTTTATTGCTATATCGCCGTAACTTGATGGAGTTCCGCTGTTACCGCCAGTCCATAGGCTTGAATCATGCGGATTGGTTAACAGGTTTCCGCCTTTGATCTGATCCTCACCAGCAGGGATAACCAAGGATTCAGAACCCAGAAGATAGATTCCGTCTTGAGCTGTAAATTGTGCGTACATCAACCCGCCTGCTGTGCTTTTTCGAGAATGTTTAAAATATCTGGAGCGTCATCATCAAGAAGTCTTCCGCCTGATTTGTTTGCGAAGCCTTTCACTGTATCCACTATATAATCATCAGTGTCATGCAATACAAATACATAGGTAGCCTGAGTGCTGGTAGTGGTTGATTGATCAATGGTGGTTTGCTCCGCCTGGGTAGGTACTGTGGGAATAGAAATTGATCCACCGCCACCGCCCCACTGCATACGTTTAATGTTGTTTAATTGGACTTTTCCGCTTGCACCGATAGCCAGCGCGGCTACAGATCCGGCAATAGGCCCTAGGTCAGAGTAGGCTCGCATAATACCGGCAGCGGTTGACGCTATAACACTGTATTTCTGTAGGCGTTTGTTTTTCTCAAATTGTTTTCGGCTTGCCCCTTCATTCATTTGAGATAAAGACATTAAAATAGAGCTAACATCCGTTAACATGCGAGAAGACACCTTCAGGCGGCTTTCAGATTCTTTTTTAGACGCCTCGGTCATCTTCTTCTCGCCGTCTTTGTGGATCTGGACAAGAAGTTCTGTTGCTCGCTGTTTACTTATAAGGTTTCGGCTTACTGCATCCTCAACCATTTGTTCTCTAAAATAGATAGAGGATCTAATCCTTTCCACTTCCGTCATTAGAGACTGATCTAATTGTTCAATGCCTTTCTTTAAATAAACGTCCCTGAGTTGTTGCTGTTTCTTAAAAGCTTCCTGTAGAGCCGCTACCCTTGCCGCTTCCCCTGCTGCTGCTGTAGCAGCTCCGTTACCGCCTCCCGATCCACCACCTTTAGCTACATTTAATTTATTTGTTTCGTCAATCATTTGTTGGATAAAAGCTATCCCTTTACCCATTGCGGTATTCTCTTCGTTCTGTAACTTCACTATCCCATCTAAGATAATCTGTCTTGCTTTTAGGATTCCCGTTGTATCGGCTTCTATTTTTAGACGTTCATACCTTTCCAGTATTTCATCATATTTAGCTAATTCTGCGTTTAATAATTCAAGATCCGCTTTTCTTTTGTCTTCAATTAATCCCAAAGACACCGCTGTTTTCTGTGCCAGATTAATAACGTTTTGGAATCCAATAGCCACGTTTTTGATGGCCGTAAGTAATGATATTGCTATTGTTTTACCAAGATTCTGAATCCCTCCGTTGGCCTGGGCTATTCCTAATATCCAGTTATTAAAAGCTTTTACCGCTTTCTCTATCGCAGGAGCGAGTGCTGCAACCGTTTGGGTTTTTAGTCCACCAAGTAACTTAAATAATCTGCCTATAGCGTCGTTAGCCGCCTCGGCCCCCTTCGCAGCCTTGGCTGACAGGGTTAAGCCTAACTTTTCGGCGTCGTCTTTGTACTTTTCAAGACCTTCTCGCCCCAATCTAAGCGTATTAACTAATCCAGCGCCCTCAGTATCAAATAACTTAAACGCGATAGCTAACTGATTAGCTTCCCCATGAACGCCTTTCATGGCTTCTGCTATCTCGATAAACTTCTCGTCTGCTGTTAGGGTGTTTAGTCTGCTTGCGTTTAGACCTAGCGTTTCAAGCGCCTTCTTCGCCTCGCCCGTGCCTGCTGCTGCCTCTGCTACGCGCCTAGTCATTCTTTGTAGAGCGGTATCAAAAGCACCTGAGCCTATAGCTGACATTTCCTCCGCGGCTAACCGTAAAGACACCAACCCCTCAGTACTAGCACCAAGCTTGCTCGATACCTTCCCTAGCGTGTCTATAGCATTTAGCGTTGATTTAATGAGTAGTGCCATACCTCCAGCAGCGGCAACGCCTAACGCAGTACCCCATTTTGCAACTGATTTTGTTACGTTCGCAATAGAAGTCCCTAGGTTCTTAAAATTGCGCTTCATTTTGCGAACCATAGATTCTAAAGACCGTCTCGACGCCTTAAGCTCTTTCTGGAACTTAGCAGTATCCAGACCTAATGCAATAGCAATACTGCCTATTACAGCCATTTTCTACCGCCTGCTTTTTGTTTAGCCTTGGCTTCAAGTTCTGCGCGCTTCAATGCTTCGTCCTCTTGTTCTCGTTTGTATCGAAAATAGGCGTTCCATTCGCTCAGTTCCTTAGCGTCCATTCTTCGTGAGAGTTCTTTTGCGGTCATCCCACCCAACTGTTCGGCTATAGCGTATATCTGTAACCTAGTTGGATGGGATATTAGTTTTTTTCTATTTCCTCTTCGGACTCAGCGGTCAGAGAGTTCAGTTTGTTGGATAAATCAAATATACGTTCAATAATTAGCGCGCTCTTTCGGCTCAGATCGGCAAAGTCGCTCATTGCAAAAACGTTTTTACCTTCTGCGTCTACCAGCGTAGATATAACCGTTAATACTCTGAGCTTCTTTGTTTCGATCTCAATATCAGATTTTCCCTTCTTTTTAACAATCTTTGTTACTGACTCTTCGAGATCCGCTTTTTGTTCTGCTGTCATTGTAGTGACAAAAGCCTCGCCGTCCTCGAATTTCCACTCAGGAATTGAAATGGGTTCTTTATGGAGGTCGTCCGCTTGTAGTGCTCTCTCGCGTAGGTTCATGCTGTAGCCCTTGTCAGCGTGCCGTTACCAACAAATGTGGGTGATGTTTTCGCCACATCCCCAACACTACCCGCTATTGGATCATATCCCTCAAGAAACGCATTTCCAGACCATTGCGGATTAGTAGTGCTTGTCGCCGCTGATGTCGGCCTCAATACTATTGCTGTGCTCACATTAACAGCAGCGGCAAGTATTGCATCAACACTAGAGCTGGCATAATCCTGGTTAAACTCCACAGAGAGGCTCCAATCTTTTAACCCTCCTATCCGCGTTACATAAGTCGCCCCCATTGCGGTGTTCTCTTGTATTGATCCGCCATCACTAAGCGTTACGCTCGTAACGTGATCACTTAGGTCTGTTCCGGCTACAGTTAAGTAGGCGTCTGTTAGTACTAATTCAGCCATTGCTTTATTCTCCTATTCCAATTGAAACTACAAAAGTAAAACTCGGCCCACTGCCGCCTATTGTGTAAACTGCTCGCCAATAATCGTCCGTTATCGCACCTGCTACAGGTGTTAGCCATTGGCTTGTTACCCCAGTTGCCTGGGTAAACGTCCCGCGAGTAGTCGCGCTGGTGAACCCTGAGTTATCGTCGCTTTCTATCGTCACATCGAGCGTGGGGCTTGTTCCGCTGGCAGCGGTAACGTGTAAAGTGGCGTAAAGGTACTGACTCGCACTGATCGCGCCTAATTGTGTCCCTGTGCCGTTCCCGGTGGTGGTTTCCGTGCCGTTATGGCTAATCTCGCCGCGTATTGTCTCTCCGTTGGCCTCTGCGTTGACAGAAAACGAAAACATCTCGCCTACTGCTGCACCTGGAGAGTACTCTGACACCGCTGGCTGCATCATGTAACAGATATCGCCTTGAGTTGCGTCTTGGCCTGTTACCGTGATAACTCCGTTAGTAGTAGCAATCGAACTGGATAATTCACCGTCTGGAGTACCTTCAAAATACCCCTCCATACTAATTGCAGCCGTCTTTAACCCCGCCAACCGTTTAATATAAGCATCTCCAAAAGTCGTATTCTCTTGGATGCCAGACGATATATTCAAAACAATAGTATTGAGGTCCGAGCTGATATTGTATTCGTTCAGCCACAATTGGCCGTCGCTTACGATTTGTTCTGCCATAATTATTCCGTGTGGTGGATTGTGAATTCGGTAATTCGGTGGTGTATTTCTTCCGTTACATCGTAGAGGTCTAGTTCGTTATCTAAAAAAATATCATGGATAGTAATTGTGCTTGTTCCTGAGTATCTTGAGAGTGCCGCGTTTAGCTGGACTGAGATTGCAACAAGCGACTCATAAACAGAATGAAATATATTAAACCGATAAACACTGTGTACTAGTCCTGGGTCTGATCCCATGGCGTGCTCTCGTGGAGCCGAAATCTTGTAAAAATTAACGTAGGGAGCCGTAATAGACTGTGGAACCTCGCCTGGGTAGATATTGGTTAATGCAGTGAGACCAGAATAGCCGCTTAATCTTGTATAAATATCAGCTTCGATACTCATTTCTTAATTAGCTCTTCTTGTAGCACATCGCCCACTTTCTTTATCGCCTCTTCAGCTTTGTCGCGTGCTGCCGGTCCTAAAAATGGCTTTGCAGCACTGTGAGACGTACCGAATTCAACCATGTGAGAGTAAAAGGCGTCGTATTTCTGGTTTTTCCCTTTTCTGGCTAGGATGAGGACTTGTTTGTCAGAACCTTTTGTCTTCTTTGCAGCGATCCCTAGCGATTTCTTCAGCGTCCCCTCGTCTTCTGGTGCGCGTTCTTTCGCTTCTTCAAGAATGATCTTTGCACCTGCTCTAATAGCCTTATTAACTATTTTACCGCGTGATTTTCTATCGAGTTTGTCCAGTTCGATATCGAGCGCCTTTAGCCCTTTAACGTCGAAGGTAATATCAGACATCTTCTTTCACCAGGCATACTAATTCACGGTTCATTTCCGCTATATTCCGTATGTTCAAAATATTGAATACTCTCGACCCGCTAATAATTCGATTTTTCGGGCTTATCCCTTCCAGGTATCTAAATTTAATGCGGTATAGTGCATCAGCGTTTAACTGACCATATAAGCCGCGTTCGTCGCCTGAGATAGGGGTTATTTCTGCTCGCACGTCTTTATAGTTACGTAATGTTCCCCAGGTATCCACAACACCTCCCATCGCACCCCTGGTCACAGTGGTTTCCTGTATCGTAATGACTGACCTAAGTTTCCCGGCTCTCACCAGATACGCTCATTATTTAATATTGATCTGACACCCATAGGAACTTCATTCAGCGCCATAGACATAGAATATTCGCGGTTCTCGTACCAGTGAGCAACTAGCATTTTCATTGCGTGTTTAATCACTTCCGGTACTGCTGATCTGCCACCGTAACCAGCTACAAAACGAATGGTAATACCGTTTCTATCGCCTCGAATCGAGGGCCAGTTTTTCTGATAAGCCAGATAGACCCTGCCTGGAATCGAATCTGTATCTACAGTGTAAGTAGCACTTGATAGCGTCTGAGAAGCGCCCGCTGTGTCTAAATAACTGATAGATGAAACAGACTGTAAAGGGGCTTTAGGTATAGTAATTACGGAACAGAACTCGTCTAAAAATAAATCCCATGTTTGAGTGATCAAAGCACGGTTTGTCATGTTCTCGACGTGAATTCTTGCTGATGTGATGTAAGTTTCTATCAATGTGTCGTCTGAATCTATAAAAATGTTGGAATGGTCCTTCACTTCTTGAACTGTAACTGGTTCAATCGTTGGCGCTGTTACGAGCGTTCTAGGATACATTTTTATTCTTCTTGTTTAGCTTTAGAGTCTTTCTTTCAGGCTCATAAACGCATAATTTAGCCGCTACGAGATGATAGGCCATATTCGAAAACGGCGTTATCACGTCTCCTACACAATAAGTCTGCCAGCTTTTAATAAATCTTACTCTTTTCATTTCCAAACCTCCTGAGGTTCACCGGAATCATAAAACTCGCTTGGGTGTTGGTACATTGTTTCAAAATTCACATCAGGCCATCTGATCATTAGCTCTGCATGACCTATGGGCACCCTGTTAGCTAGAGCGAGCTTATTCCCGTACAGTTCAAACTGTC